ATAACGGTAGCACTTCCGAATTTGTAATTACCGAAGTTTCAATAACATCAGGCACGTCTAACGACATAATTGCACACATACCACAAGTTACAGGTGTACCTCGTCACATTGAAATATATAGTAGTTTATCTGCAAATGCTGATGTTAAGTATACTGTAGAATCTACATATATTGGAACAAATAAATCAAATGTTAACATACTTGGTTCAGATGCACATTGGACTAAGATAAATGACGATCTTATGTATAATCTAGGACATGTTGGTATAAACAATACTAATCCTGCATATGAACTAGATGTTATTGGTACTGTAAACGTAGAAGGCAGAATATATGTAGATAATATTATGGAAATTGGTCCTAATTCAACATCTGATAGTGATGCTGAGCTTAGACTGACTAATGCTCACATTATTAGTAGATTATCTACTGATGTGTATGCACCTATAGTAACCCTTATTGGTGGAAATTATGAAGTGACCGGCAACTCTGCTGCAGTGTATGGAACCGACACTGCAGGTTATGTCAGGGTTACTATAGAAACTGTAGCATCAAACAGCACAAACAAGATAGCATATGTACAATTTAAGTTTCCATACACAGCATCTACATCTACACGTGTTACAAATGTGATCGTTGTACTTACTCCGCGTAATATAGAAACTGCAGATCCTTCCGATCCTTTGAATACTCCCGTTGTATATTTCGTGGAAGACGCAAGCAATACCGGATTTTGGATATCATCGTCCGCGGAATTAGTAACATACTCTTCCGACATGCAGCCCAAAGTTTTTGAATGGAACTATCATGTTATAGAAGCAAATCATCCACCACTTCCCTTAAGTGGTGGTAATAGCGGCGGGTCGGCCGGTTGACCTAATATTTATTAAACTATTGATTTCATAGTAAATGGAAGGATTCTATCCTGACTGAGTAATTCATATAATTCAGATAATATATTAGATTCATATTTAACTCCGTTCGTAATCCACTTACTAAATATAAGAGATGATGATATCGCGGAAGCTAGATTATTATTCACTAATTCAGTATCAGATACTACGAATATTACATTAGTATCAGCTTCAATATTAACTAATCTAGGATCTCCATCTAATTCAATTGCCTCATGTAAAGCATTTCCTTTTATTTTATTTAGTGTTATATTTTTAATATGAGTAGTCTTATGTCCTAGTCTATATCTCTTATCAGATTTAAGTTTCCATATATCATAATCCATACTTCCTTTAACATTTAAAACTATAAATATCTCCTTTTGTCTATGTATTCCAAGGTTAACATAATACGACTTTGTCTTATCTGTTATTATTAACATTTCATCTAGATAATCAAGCATTAATCCAATAAATAAGAAATTTGCATTCTTAAATATTTCAACTAAGTTATCAGGAAGTTGATATAGTCGTCTAATATGATTTCTAATATCATTAAGCTTAGGATCGTCCCATATTGGTGTCATATTAAAATTGAAAACACTTCCTTCTACTGCTAGGTTGTTAAGATTAAGTGAGTGAAATAATATCTCATAAAAACTTGAGATATCACCTTTTTTTAATTTATTTCTATATTTTTGGTTTGCCGAAAGTAATATATATTTAGAATACTCAGGATCAATACCATGACTTCCCTTTGTTATCCAAAGCGGATCTAGTATGTTTAATGTGCTCATCTAGTATAAATGTATTTTTATTATTTATTCTACTGAAAAAAGTAAGATCAGTTTACTTAATTATATGTGAATAAATAATAAAAAGTATAAAACTTAATCAGATGGCTAATATTACGTTAAAACTATTAATAAATCCGGAAAAAAATTCATTAACATTTAGCAAAAACTATCGAATTTTCACAACTGATGATCCTGTTAGTAAAATCTCAGGATTAACCGAGATGGTCGAAGATTTAATAATAAGTTCTCCTGGAATAGATCTTAACTACTTAAAACGATATTTTAGATATTCAAGAAATAAATTAGATTGGTCATTGTGGTATGATATTGAGCCTGGAAATCTAGGTGATGCTGGAAATATAATATTAGAAGATAATCAAGGCTTTTATTTTGAATTAAAATATGAATATGATGATGGTACAAGTAATGAGATTGGATCAGTATTAGAAATCAACGAAGTCAAACTTAGATTTTCTACAATAGAAACTGTATCTAATACATATGCTCCAGTTATGTTATGCTCAGATGAGAGATGTACCACATTAATCGAACACACGGATCCCGCTTTTAAACCATACCAAGTAGATGGCGCAATCGGGATGTTTAAAGAATTATCATTCTATACAAACAAGATGTTTGGACATGAGGTTGTTTATTTCAGAACAGTTCCAGAATCAAACAGTGGAGATTTTATATTTAAAGAATGGACGTTATTTAAAAATGTAGATCGTAAATGCTTAAAGGTATTAGTTCCTAAGAACTCATTCCCAAGCAATGACCCTAAGTACACTGAATTTGGACTTAATTTTCAATTACCTTTTGAAATACATTTAGATCATAGGTATTTTCAATCAATCTTTGGAAAAGGATCACACCCTAGACATCGTGATTTCCTGTATTTTCCATTACTAAATAGAATGTATGAAATAACAGGAAGTTATTTACATAGAGGATTTATGATGGATCCTACGTACTGGAAAGTAAGCTTACAGAAATACAACCCTAACATTGACATGTTAATCAAGGATGAAACTAGGACATTCTTAGACAATATAATACAATCAGCTGATGATTTATTTAAAGAGGAAGTTGAGAACGATACGCAAGACGCTACTATGCCTAAGCAATATAATACAATAAGTACAAGGTTTGATTCTTCAAGAAGTGCAATACATCCTGATTTAAGAATACGACCTCTTAATTATAATTTCAATCATGCAAGTCTTATTGAGAATTATTACGATTTAAGCGCGATATTACCATATGCTACTTCATACGAGATCACTCAAGACACTGTTATTAATAGTAAGAGTATTAATGTTGATAACTTACCAAGTATCAACGAGGGTATTCCTAGCAACTATGACGTTATTCTAGCGTATCAAGACTCTGATCCATATAGATCTTGGAAAAATAATACACTTATTACATCTGATAAAAACATAAAGGGAATAAATTCTCATTTCATTAAAGTAAGAGGACCAATTGATACTATACCAAATCATAGTGGGCAATCTGATTCAGGTAGGTATATAAGAATAGAAGCATATTCGGACCTTTCATATAATAAGCAAAAGAATATCATGCATACCATAGATTCAAATGGAAAAGATAGTGCAAGTTTCAAGATAAGAGAAAGTTCTATCATTTATAATGCAGAGCCGGTTTTTGATAAAACATTAAATTGCAACATATCCTATACCTCATTATTTAATTTAAATGTATCAAGTGATGCCGTACAATTCATAAACGGATATGACAATGAATCATCTCTTGGTATTAAAATATCAGGTCAATTTGCTAAATATACAGGAAATGTAGTAAATGGTGATTTCACAATAAATGTACAAATAAACGACACACTTAAAACACATACTATACCAAATGTTAATAGTGGTCAATGGTATGCCATTATAGTGTCTACCTCTAATGAATTTAAACAATGCGGAATTTATATATATTCAATAACAGAAGATATAGCAGATTTAACAAATCATAACGATTTTGTTAAAGTATTTGAATCTATATCATCTATTCCAGAATTAGAATTTAATCTACCTGGTGAAAAATATTATATTCCGTCATCTGATATGTTAATATCAAACATAAGATTATTCAATACAATGATACGTGAAGAAGAACATGACTTTATATTAAGTCAACAGTATTTAAAAGATGAATCAAAGCTATTAATCATTGATAACTGTAAGCCTCAACAAAATCTTCCATATATCGCTAAAAATAGATAAATAAGAATATATGCAAACATCAGATAATAATAATATTGAAAATCGTAATACCCAGGATATTTTTCTTAGGAATGCTGCACTATCTGTGCTTACTGTTCTAAATAGAAGGATAATTATTGACTTAGCTAGAAATGGAGTAGTTACTAAACATGAAGTTCCATTTCTATATAATAATGCAGGTACCGGTGGATTCATGCAAGATTTCTTCGTAGATGTACCAGATGATTGTGTATATCCTGAATTTGCAGAAGGGAATTATGATGTATTACCAAGAGGAATTGTTACCCTTACTAATTTTGCAATTAAAAGTGGAGATATAACAAATCCATTCGTAAGAGGTACATTTAAACAGGAAGAAATAGAGCCACTTAACGATAGAAAAGTTATGAAAGCTTACTCCGCAAGGTTAAAAACTCTACCTATGGATCTATCATTTTCTATACAAATAAAAAGCGATAACCTAAATAAGACATTTAAGATAATAGAGAAAATATTTGATTTCTATTATAAAAACGAAGTTGTATATTTTCAATACAAGGGAATTAGAATACCAGGACAATTAAGGTTTCCTGAAACTATTACTCAAGATAAAAAATATAATTTCACATATGATACTGATCAAACTATAACAACTACATTTAACGTAGAGCTTGAAACATACTTCCCATCATTTGATGATTCGTCAACTATGTATAAGGGTAATGTAATAGATCAATTTAATGTTGTTAAAAAAGTTCAAGGAAGTAATACTACTATAGCCGATGGTTATATTGATAGAGACTCTCCGATTGTAGAATAATGAAAAGACATATAAAAACATATAATCAATATTTAAACGAGGATGTGCGACATGAAGGTGAAATGTGGAATGTTTACGTTGGAAAGAAACTGGTAGGAGTTTACGATAATAGAAAAGATGCAAGAGCTCATAATGATAAGCTTAAAAAACAAAAGACTAGATAATGATTTTAAATGCAAGGAATAATGGATTCGTAATACTATTTCCACCTGATTTTTTCAGTGAAGAAATTAAAGAGAAGTATAAAAAGTATTATCAGAGTTTAATATTGCCATATGACAATATTGAGGACTTTATGTCTTCTACTATTCAGCAAATTGAATTTCCAGGTTGGGATATTCCAATTGTTTCTCAAACTAGAACATTAGGTAAGAAGCAAGGATATAAAGATCCTACTCCAATTGAAGATTTATTTAAACGTGAATTCACTATCACCTTCAAAATGACTGACGCATTTATAAATTATTGGATTTTTCTAGATAATGCAATTAGTTTCCTAGGACACGTGGATCATAATAGTAGTAAGAACACGACTAAACCTATTAGATTATCACTTCTTAACAATGAAGGATACATTGTATCATCTATTATATTTAATAGACCTATTCTTAAAGGCCAGGCTGGTATAAAATTATCATACAGTTCAGTCACTCCAGATTTTAAAACGTTTGATGCTAAATTTGAATATTTAAACTTCGATCTAGATATAGACTTTGATTAGATCATCAGTTATTCCGTTTCTAATAATATTGCTATCCGTGTTGCATCACCCAACGTGTTACCATACATTAAATATAATAATTGTTTAAGAATATCAGTATGAGTAGAATTTATTAAAAAACCATTGATAAGTGTGCTTTATTTTTTCAGATAATTCTATTCCTAGTATTTCTTCAAAATCATTAGGCAACATTTTAAATTCTTCTCTTAAAGTATGACTACCGTATATCCCATGAACATCATCATCTTCATTTGTAGTCTGTATTATTTTATCAAATGAATGCTCAAATCTATCAATACCTAAGTAATCATAAACTCTATTCATTGTTTCTTTTGGGTCTGACATTAAATCTTCATATCGAATAAATAACATGTGTTTATTTAAACCTTGCTGAAAGATATCCTTAAGTCTATCCATTGCAATTCCAACTGGTAATCCATCTGCCCATATATCAACTCTCTTATCTAAAGTAGTACCTACTAACTTTACTGTGTTTTGTACATGATTTTCTTTATGAGGATTTTTTCTAAAGTTTTTTTCCATAGAAGAATAAATAGCCCTCACGTCTCTAACCATACATATTACTTTAGGTTTGTCTTGTATTTTTTCAAGTAACTTATAATTAATTGCCCAATCTCTACTTTTATCAAGTATATTAGTTTTGTCTGTTATTTCACTAAAATAACCTTGCATTCCAAATTTTATATAATTAAAAAAAGAATTTTCCATTTCATCTTTATCTTGAGCTTTCACTGCTTGAGAATTATTATAGATATACTTAGAGTTTAATACATAATCTGAAACACCAGATGTTGGGGTACAATAAAAGCTTGGATTTTCAGCAATAATATTTGATAATAAAGTCGAACCCGACCTAGGTAGAGAAGAATTATAATAAATGTTTTTTTTCATAATATAAATTTAAACACTACAATTAAAAA